CGGAAGGTTGCGCTCCCGTCCGTGACCGCACCGCCGTCGACCGCCGTGGCGTAGCCGGCGGGCTCGGAGCCCGCCGTGTTGCCGCTCGATGCGGTGCAGAAGAAGACGCGCCCCGGATTGGAGGCGCTCTTGATGACATCCCCCACCGCATAGGTGTGCGTGTTCTGCCGGGCCGTGACGTTGCTGTCCCAGAAGCTGGAGCTATCCGCGGTCCAGTTGCTCCCGCTCGCCAGGATGTTGGCGATGCCGCCCGTGCCGAGGGAGCCGAGGAGCGACGAGCTGCTGCCGAGATAGCGGGCCTCGAGCCAGATGTCGGCGCTGGTGGGCAACGCCGAAGCATTGGCGATGCCGTAGAGCGTCAGGGTCCGGTTCACCCCGGTCGTTCCGCTCCAGATGTCCATCGGCAGGCTGACGAAGGGGAAGTTGAAGTTGGAGTTCGCGCTCACGAACTTTTCGGAAAAGCCCGCAAGGCCGTCGTTCGCCCCGCCAGTTCTGATCACCGTCTTGTTGTCGGTCTGGGTGCCGGCGTTGTTGACCTTACCGTGAGATTCCTGATCCGTGCTGTTGTCGCAGGCGTAGTAGTAGATTTCGTAGTAGCCCGGATTGCTGCCGCCAGGAAAGAAGGTGGCGGGGGCACTGGGTAGCTTGCAGCGCAGGAGGAAAAACTCGACCGAGGCGTTCTGACCCGTGTTGATGAAGGCGCCGGCCACGCCGGACATGTCCACGCCCTCGAAGACCATGTACATCCCGGCCGCGCCCGCAGCGCCATCCATGATGGTGCTGGCCGAGATAGTCGAAATCGATCCGCCGCGGAAGATAGCGACCCCGCCATTGGGCCGGAAAACAGGCCCCGAGATCGATGTGTTCCAGGTGCAGTTGTTGTACTCGGAGTGATATCCTTTATTGCCGCCGTTGATGAGGAAGACGTTAGACGTGGCGGAGTTGTTGGTGAAGGTGCAGTTGTCGTAACGCTGAGTCGTCTGAGACGACCCGCCCATCGTCGGGACACAGAGGCCAGTTCCGACAGTGGCCAGCGTGAAGCCGTTCATGGCGAAGTTGCCGGAGATATTCGAGGTGAAGCCGTAGAAGCTGAGCGACGCTCCGGCGAGGAGATTGCCAGACCCCGGCGAGGAGACGGTGTGATCGACAGAGAGGTAGTTCAAATAGCCGTTGTCGCCAGAGTACCCCAGCGTCTGGCCGCCGTTTCCGAAGCACTGCGAGTGGTTGTCACCGACGAGGCAGATATCGCCTTGGGTCATGCGTGTCTGCGCGGTCTCGATCCGCGCAAATGGGGCATTCCATCCGCTGGCGGCGGTGCCTGTGACTTCCGTCCAGGTTCCACCATTGTCGGAAGTCGTCGCTGCGCTGCCGAGGTTCCAGGCGGGCTGCGTCGCGCCGGAGGTGATGGTCGTGCCGTTGTTCTTGAAGACCCGCTCATTGCCCGTCGCCACCGGCTGAATGATATGCACGGTGCCGATGTTGACGCTGTTCTTCCAGATCTGCCCGTTGCTCGCGACCCAGCCGAGGCCGTTGGCATCTGCGCTAACGCCAGTGGAGCCGGTGATGCCGAAGGTTGAGTTGACAGCACCGATCACACCATCAACGTTGAAGGTGTTCCGCATGAGGGCGCCCGACGTGCCCCAGCCGAAGGTGATCTCCCAGTAGATCAGCCCGGAGCTGAAGCTGGCCGTGGCCCGAACTGAGTAGTTCGTGTTGAGGGCGCCGGTGTTGAAGTTGCCCTGCGCTATCAGATTGCCGCCCGAGAGGGTCAGGTTGGAGGCCTTGTTCGCGGGATCCCAGGTAACGGTCGTGCCGGCGGCGGTGTTGACCGAGGAGAAGCCGGACGGCAGCGAACCGACAAAGGAGCTGGCGCCGAAATTCGCCGTCAGAATGGGGCCGTTGGTGGAAGTTACCGCCGGGTACAGCGCGCCCGTGACGGTGTTGGAGATGCCGCCGGTGTTTGTCCCCGGATCATCGGTCGCACTGTCATTCCACTGGCCGTTATTGGTCAGGTCCTTGAACCACACCTTGCTGTGGGTGAAGTCCAGAGCGATGCCGATGGTGATATTGCCGCCGCGCTGCCGGACGATGGACCCGTTGGGATAGGATGTGGCGCGCTTCCAGGGCTGAACCGCCCAATAACCTGTGCTCAGCCCGTCACCGCCGTTGCAGAAGTAGTTGGTCATGATGCTCGCCTATTGCTTATGCCAGTGACGCGGGTACGGGCGGGTCGATGTAGTAGGTCGTGCTTGCCTTGGCGACCTTGATCAGCGTGGTGATCAGGCCGGCGAGCTGGGGCTGCGGCGCCGAGAGCGTGACCGACATCGAGAAGCGATAGCCGGCGCGGAACGTCGCCGTGCCGTCCGTTATCGACGACGTGCCGTCCGCGGCCGCGGCGAAACCGCCAGGCTCGCTTCCGGCCGATGTGCCGGCACCCGTGCAGAAGAAGATCCGGCCCGGATTGGAGGCCGTCTTGACGACATCCCCGACGTTGTAGGCTGTGGTGTTGGCGCGAGCCGTGGCCTTGCTGTCCCAGGTGCTTATCGTGTCGGCGGTCCAGTTGGTCCCGCTCGCCAGGATGTTGGCAATTCCACCCGAGGCGAGCGATCCCAGGAGAGAGGAGCTGCTGCCGAGATAGCGGACCTCGGGCCAGATGTCGGCGCTGGTCGGCAGCGTCGCGGCGTTGACGACGCCGTAGAGGGTCAGGGTCCGGGTCGCCGCGGTCGTGGAGTTCCACATCTCCATCGGCACGCCGGCGAAGCTTGCGGCGTAGCTCGGCCCGGTGCCGGTGACGATCTTGTAGGAATAGCCGTTGACGCCGTCGCTTGCGCCGCCCGTGCGGATCACCGTCTTGTCGTCATTGGACTTGGCCAGGCCGTTCATCAGGCCGAAGCTCTCCTGGTCCGTCGTATTGGAGCAGCCGAAGTAGCAAATCTCAGGCGAGCCGGGACCGGAGCTGAACTGGATGCTCAGGAAGGTCGAGCTTGGCAGCTTGCAGCGGCTGAGCATGAACGTCGCGGACGCGGGGAGAGCGGCCGGGCACAGGTTGCCGGTGACGGCGCTAAAGTCCGTACCGTCGAATGTGACCTCACTGCCCTGCGAGCCGCTGGCCGACTGGAAGAGTTCAAACGAGCTCACGGTCGTAGCCGAGCCGCCCCGCCATACCGTCCTCGCCCCGCCGACGCGCAAGGGCTGCGCGATCGGCGAGCCGCTCTGGACCACGGTCGAGTTATTGAATTCCAGGTACCCCGCAATGCCGGTCCCGGTCGAGCCGAGGATGAAGCAAGAGAGGGAGGTCGTGTTCGTATGGCTGAGTGTGCAGTTATCGTATCGCTGGCCATCCGCAGAGCCGCCGAGGGCGACGGTGCCGTTGGTGAGGCCCTGGTTAACGATGCTGAAGCCAACCAGATTGATGCCGCCGCTAAGGGTGGCGATGGAATTGTTGAAGTACAAAGCGGCGCCGGCGAGCAGGTCTCCCGAGCCCGGCGACGAAACCGCGTGATTGACCGAGACGAAGTAGCCCACCGCCGACGCAAAGGAGACGCTATTAATGCCCTGGATCGCCTGGGCGTGGTTATCGCCGACAAGGACGGTATCGCCGGCGCTCATGCGGCCAGTGGAGAGGGTCTCCAGCCGGGCCCAGCTTGTGTTCCAGCCGTCGGTGGCGGTGCCGGTCACCTCGGTCCAGGTCCCGCCATTGTCCGAGGTCGTAGCGCCACTGCCTAGATTCCAGCTCGGCTGGGTCGCACCCGAGGTGATGGTCGAGCCGCTCTTGTTCTTGAAGACCCGCTCATTGCCGGAGGTCACGGCATTGAGCACGTGCAGCGTCGTCACGTTGGCGTTGTTGTAGCGGATCGCGCCAGCGTTGGACGAGTACGCGATGCTGTTGGTGTTGTCGCCGGCCCACTGCGCCGTAGTCATGGTCGCATTCGCATAACCAAAGGCCCACAGCGGCTCAGCAACCGGGCTGCGAGCGCCAGTATTGCCAACAGCGGCGGTCACCCAGCCGATGGTTACCTCATAGTAGATTTTGCCAGCCGAGAAGCTGCTGGTAGCGCGAACCGAGCGCTGGACGCTGACGCTGCCGCCGGCCACGGCGGTAAGGTTGCCGTTGCTGAAGACGATGCTGGAGTCGGCATCCGAGGGATTCCAGGTGACCGTAGAGCCAGCCTGGGTGTTGACGGAGCTGAAGCCCGAGGGGACCGTGCCGACGAAGGCCGACGCGCCGAAGTTCGCCGTGGCCGAAGAAAGGCTCCAGACAGTGAGGACCGGGAACAGCGCCCCGGTCACGCTCACGGTGGTGCCGCCGGTATTGGTCGCCGGATTGGCCGTGGCGCTGTCGTTCCACTGACCGTTGTTGGTCAGGTCGATGAAGTAGATTTTGCTGTTCGTGATGTCCAGGGCGACGCCGATGGTGATCACACCGCCCTGTTGCCGGACGATGGAATTGGCGGGATAGGAGGTCGCGCGCTTCCAGGGCGCGATCGCCCAGTAGCCGGTGGTCAGGCCGTCGCCATTGTTGCAGTACCAGGTGGTCATATCGCTCGCGCTTCGTTAGGGGCTGCTCGCCCAGCGCGAAGCCCGCCGCTGCCGACCAATCTCGGGAGGGGGCCCCGAGATCAGGTGTACTGGAGCTTCGCCGTGAACTGGATCGAGTCGCCGGTGTTCAGGTTGATGACCGAGAAGTCGCCCTTCATGAACATGTTGCCGCCGGCGAGCGCCTCGCCGCCGACCACGGCCGCGCCACTCGAGTGCGTGGCGGCGGTCGAGCCGCGCGCCCCGCGGGTGACGGTCAGGGTCGTCGTTCCGCCGCCAGCCGTGATCTGCATCACCTCGCTGTCGACCTGGATGTAGCCATTGTTCGAGAGCCCGGTGCCGGAGGTGACGGTGATCGAGGTGGCGCCCGTCGAGGCGATCGCGCCGTTGAGCGTCGTCTGCGGCGCCGCGGTCGCGGTGTCGAAGAGGCCGAACTCGGTGATCGCGCGAGATCCGGCGGCCGTGATCGTCGCCACGACCTGGTAGGTGTCGTTCGGCACGTTCGCCGCCGTGGTCTGCTGGGTGCTGGTCCCGGCCACGCGCGCCTCGGAGGCGGGGCTGAACAGCGCCGTGTCGGTCGCCGCCGACGTGCCGGTGCCCGTGCCCCAGCCGGCGTTCAGCGGCTCGGTGCCGCCCGCCTTGAGACGGTTCGTGGTGATCGCCTTCCCGCCGTAGGAGAAGACGGTTGCCATCTTCAGGATGCGCTCCTTGAAGCCACCCATGATGCGGTCCCAGGCGTCCCCGAATGCATCGGCCGGCGTGTAGCCGCCCCAGCCCTCAGCGACAGCGAGCGCGAGATTGCGGTTCATGTTCGTCATCTCCTCGGAAAGGTGTCTCAGGCGGCGGGGACGAAGTCGGCGTTCACGGTGGCGCCGGCCTTGTAGGTCGCCTCCGCGTCGGTCGCGCCCTGGCCCCAGAAGCGCAGCGTGATCGCGCTGTGATTCCCGGCGACCGGGACCATCTCGACCTCGAGGGTCCGCACATCGGCCTCGGCCGCGGTTCCGTCATTGAGGGTCACGGCCACGCGGGCAACGCCCTCAGAGACCCGATGAACCGTGTAAGCGATCGTCATTTTCCGTGTCCCTTCTTCAGGTACCGGCGAGCTGCCCAAAGGAGCTGCCGGAATGGGTTTCTGTACCAGGCCGTCACCACACCCTGATCCTCGCTGACGCCGGGCGTGCCGCATGACGGACACACCGTCCAACCAGGGTTGGGCTCACCGCAAACTCGACATGCTCGGAATATCACTGCATGGAGCTTCATCGACGTGAGGCCGGAAGCTGCGATGCCGTCTACATGGAGGCCCATGTGTCTATCTCCTATGTTATATGAAGCAAGCCCTTAGTGTCAAACCGGACCACGACGGAAATCCGCTCACAGCGCCCTCGCCTGCTCCAGCGTCAGACCGCTGTCGATCAGCGCCGTGATCACCTCCTCGAGGTCCTTGCCGACCTTGAGGCCGCGGGTCTCGGCGATCTGGCGGACGTAGATGCGGCCCTTGTGCGCGGCGACCTGGCGCAGCACCTCGCGGATCTCATCGCCCTGCGGGATCGCAAAGACGCTCTTGTCGCCCTCGAAGCGCTGATTGAACTCGGTCCAGGCCCGATCGCGCTCCTGAATCGAGATCCGGTAGCCGAGGAGCTCGGAGAGCCGGTTGGCATCGGGCAGGCCCTTTGTCGTCCAGTCCTCCTTGTGGCCAGGACGCAGGGCGGGAAGGCGCTTCTTGATCTCATCGATGCGGGCACGGTCGAGGACCACTGGCGCCGCCGCCGCCGGCACGGGGGCCGGGGACAGCGCGGGACTTGCCGGTGGGGTTGCGGCCGCGGGCGCGTCCTGAACAAGGCAGTGCTCGGGGAGCGGGCGGCCATAGTTCCAGTTGCGGCCCTCGACCGTGTAGAGCCGGCGCTCACCGAGCGCCGAGAATTCGATGCCCGTCGCCAGATCCACGACCGGGCCGAAGGAGCCGGCGATGTGGATGGCCCGGCGATGGGGCTGGAAGTTCGTCGTCGCGCCGTTGACGAAGTTGACCCCGCCGATCTCGCCGGTGTAGTCGACATGCTTGCCGGTCAGCTTGAACTTGATGGGGAAACGCACAACGGGCAGATCCTCGTAGGCGACCTGGTCGGTGGGCTCGAGGTTCTGGTCTTTCTTCTGCTGGGCAGCGACCGCTTCCGCGGTGCTGAGTTTCGGCTCGGTGCCGGCGAAATAGCCCGAATGCTCGGTCATATTGAACCTCAGTACATTGGTCTTGGCTCCGACAGGATCGCGCCCAGCTCATCCAGGCGTGCCTGCAGGTATTGCCGGTAGGACGGACTCGCGTCGCTGTCCGGCTCCAGAAGGCTCTGCATCCGGAGCTGGATCGAGATCATCTCGATCCGCGCTGCCGACCGCCGCTGCCCGGAAGCGAACGACGGCGTGTAGAAAGCCTGGCCCTCTGCCATAAGGTTTTGGGGCCAGGCTTTCACCTGGCCCCTATCCCTTAGATGTCGCGAACGCCGGTCAGCTTGGCGAGCGACAGAGTGGACTTCAGCGCCACCGCCACGTACCACTTGATACGCATGCGGCTGGCGTCGCGGTTCTGGAGCTGGCCGATGTCGACCACGCGCATGCCGGCGTCGGGGCCGGAGTAGATGCCGTGGACACCGTCCTGCTCGTTGAAGCGCACGGCGTAGACCGTGGAGCAGTCGCTGTTCGCGCCGACCGTGTTGTTGTCGGGTACGAAGTCGTTCAGGAGCACCGGCTTGCCGCTGTAGGCCATGACGCGGGTGCCGTTGTCGAGCTGGACGAACTCAGGCGCCACCTCGGACAGGGCCCGGACCAGCTTCTTGTAGTCGCGGACAGTGCGGCGGCTCATGATGATCAGGTCGGCGCCGAGCTTGATCTTGTCCAGCGTCTCGTCGAGCTTGTCGAAGCTCAGCGGGCCGCCATTCGTTCCGTTGGTCACGACCTGGCCGGAGTCGCACAGCTTGTCGATACCGTTGAACTCGACCAGGGTCACCGCCCCGCCGCCACCGAGGGCCGACAGGTCGTAGCTGGTCGTCTCGTCGCCGGTGATGAACTTGTTGCTGAAGAGACGGCCGACCGCCTTCGCCTTGAGCGCGATCTGGATCGCCTTCTGGGCGTTCGTGTCGCTCATGCTCTCGGCGAGGAAGTTGTCGACATCCACGTCGCCGGCGACGATGCGCAGGGTCGTGGAGATCTCGGTGAAGGTCGAGGCGCTCTCGGGCACGTCGACGTTGGTCGTGATGAACTGCGCCGAAGCCAGCGTGTTCTCACGGTTGTAGACGTAGGCCTTACCGACAGTCTGCACGAAGGGCAGGAACTGGAACACCTGGTCGATGTCGATGATCTCCTGGACCACGCCACGGACCAGGTCGTTGTTCGACAGCTTCGCGGCTTCAGTTGCAAGCAGAGGCATTTGGGTCGTTCCTTCTTGTGATCGCTGAACAACTCAGCGCTTACTGTTTCACCTGACCATGCCTCTGCCCGCGAGCGTCAGCCTGGTTACTTCTTCTTGGCGCTCAGGCCTGCCGCGATCGCATCGACGCCCTTGAGCGGGGCTTTCGGCAGATCCGCAGTGCCTTTGTTCTCGTTCCCAGAGCCGGCGCCACCCTTGGCCTTGGGCTTAATGATCGAATCGCGCTCGGGATCACGCCCGATGATCTCCTTGAAGGCATCCTCGAAAGGCAGAGGCTTGCCATCAGAGCCCGCCAGGGGCTCACCGTTCAGGTAAGCGACAACGACGCGCTGGCCGCTCTTCTCCTCGACCTTGAAAGCGTCTCCGTAGAGCTTCTCGGCTTTCGCCGGGGTCAGGAGCAACTCGTCGGCGAGGAACTTGGACGATGCGAAGCTGTTGGTGACCAGGAGCCTCCGGATCTCGGACTCGGCACCCTCGAGCTTGTTCGAGAGCTCCTTGACCGTCGCACCGTGCTTGCCGAGCAGAGCGTCGACCTCCTTCTTGTGCTCGGAGACCATGCGGCTCTTGAGAGCCTCGTAGTCGCCGGCCTTCTTGAGGGCCTCTTCCTCGGCGGCCTTGCGTTCCGCCAACACCTTCTTCACGTCCTCGAGGCCCACATCTTCCCCCAGCGTGTCGGCCAGGGTCTTCTGCAGCGCCGCGAGCGCTTCCTCGGCCGTCTTCTTGCCGGCCTTGTTCTTCATCGTGTCCTTGAGCAGCGTGGCCTTCTCGCCCTCGAGCTTCTTGATGGATTCCAGAAGCTCCTCGGTCGTCTTGGCCTTGTCCGCCTCGGCTTTCGCCGCTGCGACCGCTGCCGCGGCACTCTCCTCAGCCTGCTTGGCGGCTGCAGCTTTCGCTGCATCGTCTTCGGTGGCGGAGGTCTTGTTGTCGGTCGTCGTCTCGATACTGTCCATTTTCTCGGACTCCTCTGAGCGCGGTTTCTTGGCTCAAACTATGGGGCATAGACTAACCGCTTACTTTTGCATTGTCAAATTGGGCCATTGCGGCATGGCCTTAGGCGTCGTTTCAGGGCTTGGCGGCGGGCGCCGAAGTGCGCTTGCCCATCTGCCCGCCACCCATCTTCGGAGGCTGACCGTCGCCGGCGCCCTGATTCTTCATGGCCTCGACCTCGGCCTCGGCGACCAATTCCTTGATGTCGAGATCGCGATCGGTCTGGCCCTGCTCGACCGCATAGCCGGGCTTCCAGGCGTCGATCTCGGCGTGGATCGTGTCCCTGGCATCGTCGTCGAGGCGCGGGAACGCCTTGTCGGAGATGACCTTCATCTGGGTGCGGAGCAGCGTAAGCGGCGAATCGAGTTCGTTCAGCTCGGCGGCGAGCTCGAGTTCGGCGGCCAGGCCGCGCACGTCGAAGCGATCCGGGTACTGGACCCAGGAGTTGTCGCCGGGCGGCTCGCCCATCCAGAGCTGGTTGAGGGCGATCATCTCCTCCTCGACCCGCTCGGCCTCGCGCGCCTTGTTCAGGAGCACGTTCTCGATCTGGGTATGGTCGTATTCGCGAACCCGGCCCGAGGAATAGGTCTTGCCGGTCTCCAGCGCGTGGGTATTGGCGTCGTTGGAGGTGCCGGTGATCGCGTAGATGTCCTTCTTGATGTCGTCCATCGCATCGATGATCGACTTGGCCATCGAGGCGTTCGGGCTGATGAACTCGGGCTTCGCACCAGGCTGGGTGCTGGAGTACATGAAGATCCGGTTCTTGGCCGAGGCGATGAGCTGGTTGGCCTCGGTCGTCCCCGGCAGCAGCGCCTCGGCCGGGATCGTGAGCTGGGAGAAGGTCTGCTCGTAGATGATCTCGTCCAGCATCGAGGCGTAGTTCGTCAGCGTCCGGTCCATATAGGCGATGTCGCCGACCAGCGCCGGCGAGCTCCACTTCGAGGTCTTGTCGGCCGACATCTTGATGACGGGCACGACGCCGAGGCCGTGCGTCCCCTGGTCGATGACGTTGACCTTCTCGGGATTCTTGGGGTCGTTGTTGGCGAGCAGGTACCAGGACTGCTTGGTCCACAGGCGCCAGCGGGTCTCGATCTGCCCGGACCCGGAGAGGCTGGTCGGCCGGAAGTCTTCCGAGATCAGGATCCACTCGAAGCGGCCGCCGTCGTCATAGGCCATGTCGAGGACGCGCTGCGGGAAGACCACGTAGGCGTAGGGCACGGCCTCGTCGGCCCGGCGGCCGGAGAGGGCTGCCGGATCGCTGGCCGCATCCGGGCGGTCCATGACGATGTAGATGCGGCCGAAGACCGAGACCCATTTGTCGAGGCTGCGGGCGAAGTCGTTGATGTCGCCCTCGACCCCCTTTTCCGGGCTCTTCCAGAACCGGGCGAGGTTCTTCGGGATCTTGTTCCAGCTCCGGACGGGGTCCTGGCGGTAGAGGTACTGGTTGATGGTGTCGACGACGCGCTTGGTGTGGTTGGCGCGGTGCGAGCGGTCCTTGCGCTCCTTGTATTCCTTCTCGCCTTCCTTGTAGAAGCGGAAGAGGTTTTCGTGCGTCGAGACTTTGAACCAATCGCGGCCACCGCGATAGCACATCTCGCAGAAGTTCCAGTGGTCGCGCATGACCTGGGTGTATTCGGGGTGCCGGCGCTTGACGAGCTCCGTCAGATCGATGCCGGCGAGCGATACATCCGATACGTCCTTCTCGGCGGTCGCCGTTAGCGTCGTCGCGGCCGGGGATTTAGCCATTGGTGACACCCATCGACTTCAATAGGACCTTGTCGACCTTGTCCTCGAGCCGCTTGAGGCCGACGCTGATCGATTCCTCGAGCTTGTTCATGCGCTCGACCGTGACGTAGCGCTCGGCAACGTGGACCTGCAGGTCAGTCACTCGCTGGGCGAGTGCGGCATGCGCGAACTCCGCCTCTTTCTTATCCGCCCGCCGGCCGCTCCAGATCATCGAGACGATGACCGTCAGCACTGGCACGCCGAGCCCCGTCATGACGAGCCAGAGCGTGGGCAGATTGATTTCAGGCGGCATTAAGCGCTCCACGCTGGGTTTGGGTTGAGGAGTTGCACCACTATAGTAAGCGCTTGCTCTATAGTCAAATCCCACTCGTCCAGAGGCGCTTGACTTCCTGCCGTGGACACAACCCCTGGTCGTTTGGTAACCTAGTATTTAGCGAAAAGACGGCGCATCTACGACAAACCGGCTAGGGACAGGGTTGGTAGGCTAGGGAGAATCCTGCAATGACCTCAAAGTTCCTGTTATTGGCCCTAATGACCGTGTTATCGGGAACATTGGATGGCTGTGGTGGCCGACAACTTCCGCCTACTCAGGCAGCGACCACGTATTATACGCACACAATAAGAGTCTGGAGTCCGAACCAAATCGGTGGTGGATATCTCCAGTATCGAGAGGTGACTGCCCAAGGGTGTAGCTATAACCTAGGAACATTGCGGAATGTCATTTCGGTAACGGAAGACGGTCGTGGCTGCAGTGTCATTGGAGGCCCTGGATCGGCGAAGACTTACACGGTCAAATACCAATCACTCACTCCCTAACTCGTCTGAAACAGGCCCTGGCCGCTAGGATTCAGGATGTCGCATCCGCCTAGTGCGAGTAGCCCAGCGGCGTGAACACCCGCTTGACCGGCCATTCATATTCGATCGGATAGCCGCAGGCGTCGGTCATGTGCTCGATGTCCAGGCTCTTGTCGATCTCGTTGGTGCCTTCCTTGTAGATGACCTGCTCGAGGCCGATGATGAGGTGCTGGCACTCCGGATCGACGAAGAAGCGCCGCTCGCCCTTGGCGTTACAGATCAGCCGGTTGACGGCGGCGACGCGATCGCGGACGAGCGGATGCTTCTTGCGGAAGAGAACCCGCTTGAAGCCCCATTCGCGGAAGATCTGGATGTCGCTCTCGCCGCGGGCCGAGCTCCGGTTCTGGCCGGCCGGGTCGGGATATACAGTGGCCCGGTCGAGGACGCCCCAGCCGTACTCGTCGATGAGCGCCTTGCAGACATCCTCCGTGCTGCTCGACCGCAGCGAGAACTCGCCCGTCGCCCAGAGCTCCTCGCCGTGCTTCTGCATGATGACCGTCGACATGGGATCGACGTTGAAGTCCTGGCCGATGATGATGGGCAGGCTGGGGTCGAAGGGTGAGCGGCGCACGTTCTTGGTGCGGTCGAAGTCGTAGTAGACCCGTCCGGACATGCTCTCGAACGAGGCCTCGTACTCCTGGCGGAACTCCTTCGGGTCGAGATCGCTGCGGGCGTTCTCGATTTCGCTGTAGGGAATGAAGGGCGATTCCGAGGTCTTGAACTGCCAACTCGTCCACTGCGGATTGCGCTTGGGGTTGAGCGGGTTACCGCGCTGGTAGAACTCGTGCAGGTGATTGAAGGACTTGGGCGTGCCGATGAAGACCGCCCGGCCCGCGGTGTCGGTGAGGGTCGGGCGCAGCACCGTCCACACGTCCCGCTTCATGTCCTGGAACTCGTCGAGAACGATGAAGTGGATACCGACGCCGCGCAGCGTGTCCGGCCGATCGGCGCCCTTCAGCGAGATGATCGAATCGTTGATCAGCCGGATCGAGAGCGAGCCCTCGTTGATCGCCGG